TTTATAAGCAAGAGCATCACCAACCTCTGTTTCATTACCGAAGAGTTCCTCTTGCAGTGCAGAAATCCTGGCTTTCCTTTCCTCTAATTCTTCCTCTTGATTCTTAGGGCCATCATTATACCTTGGCCTCTTATTCTCTCCAAGTCTAGTATATTCAATACCAGTCTTATTAGCTGAGAACTGTAGAATCGAGTTAATAATAATAGTTATTACATCCCATCTTGGAGGTAAAGGATTTCCCTTAGAATCTTCAAAAGTCCATACTGGTTCATACGAATAAGAATCTACTAGATCAGTACTAACTAGTCCTTGAGGAATCCAAAGAAGACGTTCGAGAATATACTTTCCCTGAATCCACTGCCTATATTTAGGCTTGAGCTGAACCAAAGGATTAATAAGTTCAAATCCTTCAGGAGTATGAGTTACTTGACGCTTCTCATACTGATCATCAGAGAAAACAATTCTCCAACGAGGAAGACCATTATCTTCCCTTCCAAAATCATTTAAGAGACGATCATTCAGAATACTGATAGATTCCATAATGCTCCGCGTTTTAAGGGAATGCGCGGCCCTCCTTTTTCTCAGAAACTAGAACTAAGCAACAGTCATCACGTAGTACTTGTTTTCTTCTTTCACGTAGCAAAGAACGACCGGGCGATTCTGAATAGGCTGATAAGCAGTTTTAAGATTACCAGTTGTCAGAAAGAGACCCGGTGCCGCATTAGTGAAGCAAAGTACCAATTCGTGATAACCAGTAACAGGTGCAGTAATTGTTTCAAGTTGAACAGTTCCTGAGATAAAAGTGAAACGATTAGTAGGAGCAATAGTCGCAGCAGAAGCAAGAGTTGGAGGAGAAGGTTGCTTATCACTCTGAACCGTAGAAAGGTTCTGATGAAGAAGGTCACTCATTTTCTTCCTCCTTAATATCCATCAGGAACAGAAAGTGTATCAATGTAGGAAAGAGCAGCAGGATTACCAACAAACGTCTGCATTCCTACTGACAGATAGAAAATATCAGCCGTAGCGACACCACCAGAAGCACCGCGAATCTCGAAAATCTTTCTGCCATCAGTAGTAGTATAGAATCCAAGAGGAAGAATCTCCCCACGACCCCATACTGATCTAACAACAAAGTCAATTCTAGTCTTATCCCACTGATAATGCCTCTTAACTGGAGCACCAGCAAGCTGCATATTATCACCAAAGTACATATTCAAACCTTCATCCTTAGCCATCTTCTGAATAATAGTAACCTGCTGACCAATATCCTCATATGCCTGAGCCTGTGCGGGGTGCAACCATGCTTCAGGTTTAAAGTTCTCATCCTCACCTACTCGATTGCCAATCTTATTGATAGCAATTCGAGGAAGTGGGAGAGTAAGAGCAGAACTATTACCATTAACACGAGAAGCACGAACTTCAGGAGTAGTAGCTCTAGAGAAACCAAGCCATGTTCCAGTAGAAGCATTAGAATGATGATAGGGAACTCCAAAGAATCCCGGCAGAGCAGTAGGATCAGAGATACCATCAACTACGATTTTATCTCCAGCAACCACACCTGCAACCTGCGGAGAGATATGAATTACCTTATTCTCTTTATCCCAGAAGCTAATAGAACCCTTACCACGATTTGTAGCCAGAGTAGTATCGAAGATCTGGACGGTCTGGCCGTATCTCATCAAATTAGCACCAAATCCATCAGTAGTCAGATCAATAACATTCTCACCACCAGCAGGAGTATCAGTTGTCACAGTTCCAATAACACCATTACCAGAACCCTGCATCTGAGAATCAAGCTGACGACGAAGTTCATCAAAAGCAGTAGCGGTCAATCTCCTGACCGAATTGATAATAGACTTCCTAGCATCATCAGTAGACCACTGTGCAAGCTTTGTATACTCAATATTCTCAGAAGCAAAAACGGCAGTGAGAGTAGCCTTATCGAAAGTCGGACCACCTCCACGACCGAGATCACCACCATCAGCATTAAAGTATTGGAAAGCTCCACCTGGACGGAGTTCAAGTGGAATTCTCATCTGTCTATTAGAAATCTTCTCAACATTCCTCTTCTCAATAGAAGAATAGAACTTATCATCTCTCTCAAAGAGAACTCGAAGTTTAGTAATAACCCTTTCGAGTTCCAACCCTGCTACCTGTGCCTCATTTACAGCCACGTTTTACTCCCTATTTAGAAATTCAAGTGTAGACATTCCTTTCGGAACATCCTTTGACTTAGTTGGGCTAGATGTCCGGCCCATCGGAATTGGACCTTTTTTATCAGTTTCTTCCTTTCGTCTAACAAGGCCGCGCAAAGCCTCCGATCTAGTGCGCCTGATAGTTTCAGGAAGAATAGTTCTTGCTTTAGAAATAATAGTAGTTCTAATAGCCTCGATTGAAGCACGAGAAAATCCAGATTTGAAAGCAGCATCCCAAGCTCTGTCAAGAATCTTCCTGAAACTTGCATCTTGTGACATCATTGACTCGGTTAGAGTCAAGGCATCATCAATTGACTTTTTTCTCACATAATCTGACATCTGACCTTTAGGATCAATGTTTGTAGAGATGGTTGCTCTGAGTGCATTACCAGTTTTAGTAACAAGATCATCCCGAACCATCTCAAATCTTTGCTGGACTAAGGCCCTCTTTTCATTCTCAAGACCCTGATCCTTTTCCTTTCCCTTAGAAAGATTCTGCGGCGGTGAATAACTAGAATGGCCAAAAATGAATTGATGAAGAATATTAGCCGCTCCTAGAAGATGTTCATTATTTGATTCATTAGCTCTACTAACCATTGAAGCTACAGTATTCTTAAATAAATTGCCCATTAAATGAGAGTAAGCAACCTGATCGACTTTCTGTAGAGTAACAAGATAACTATCAACTAGTCTATTAAAAGATTCCTGATCTCCCTGCTTGATCGTAGAAAGAATTCCTTCAATATTACCAGATGAAACCTCACTAGTATAATGATCAAGAGTATCAGCCTTCTCCTGAGCTTCTTTAGCATCATCTACAGTCGGGAAGATCTCAGAGAACTGTCTATCACGGAAATAAGCAACCTCTAGGTAAGGAAAGTCCTTAAAGATAGTAGGATACTTAGCAAGGATTTCTTTCTTTCTAACTGGTGCTACCAGATCAAGTCTTTCTGGTTCTTCTTCTTTCTCTGGTTCTTCTTCCTCTTTTTCTTCTACTTCTTCCTTTTCAGGTTCCTTTTCCTCAGTCTCAGGTTCTGGTTCCTCCTCTTCCTTAGTATCATCATCCTGATCTAGAATATTCAAAGTATCAGGTTGTTCTTCAACAATTTCAATTTCTTTATCATCATTCATTGTACTTCACCTTGTACTGCTGGTTGCGGCCCCGGTGCAGTTTGAGCAGTAGCAGCCTGCACATGCCGTTCTAAATGAAGGAGAATATTCCTATATCCCTCTTCATTATCAATCTTTAACTGTCTTCCCACGTCTGAAACTAGATAAGAACGACAAATTTCTGCATGAACCATATGATTATCAATTAGTGGATCAATTGGAACTGATGGTTCTTCCATCCCAGGAAGTTCAATAGGAGAAGAGTTAGCAAGCAATTTAATCTCTTCATATTGCTTATTCCTATCATCCTCACCCGGAAGTTTGAACTCAGGTATGCCTATGGCATTTGAGATGAGAGAGAGATTCTCAGGCGAAGTAAGAGCTTGAAGAATAGCAGGATTATTAAGCTGCATAAGTTGAAGAATAACGTCCTTATTAGCTTGCCACATGATAGGAAGCTGCTCAGACGCTTCTAATTCAATATTACCAATTTTACCTTCAAGCTCAGCTTTCTTAATCAAAATGTTATAGAAGTTTCCATTCTGATCTCTATCTACAAACCTTTCATCAGTTTCAAGATTATCAATGAATGATTGAATTACCTTACCGAAAATAGTTTTCCACCAGATAGAAAACATCTTCCAAGGCGTCTGTAATCTCTGTAAAGCTTGCGCCCTACTCATAGAGTACTCGGCAGCAGTTTTAGATCCTGCCTCTGCTGCACCACCGAATAGTGAAGGTAGAGCACCAGAAACTAATTGAGCGAGCTGTTGAATCTGTTGAGCAAATGGTAGTACTTCTCCCGAAAGATTGGCAGTCTTAACTTGAAAGAAAGACTGATCAAGTGATTTACCCGCAGGTGGTTTAGCCGGAAATACAGAACCCGGCGCAACTTCTGTCTGACGATACTGATCAAAGTTAAGAACTTTAGGATCAGCAAACGTCTGAGGAATTCCATGTTCAATTGTCTGCAAGGCCAAGGAAACAATGTCATTGATAATATCCTGAGCCGAGACAAGGAAAAGGCCAAGAGGATCGAAATGAATGTAGTCAGAAAGAGGATTATAAGTGAGAGTCCAATGATCATCTAGTTTCTCAGGTTCAGCAGTAGCATATTCATCATTAACCAGAACTACCTTAACCCCATCAGGGAAAAGTTCCTTCAATTCATCGACATCATCATCTTCTCGAATAATTTCAAAAGAAGACGGCCGCAACCAACAATTCCTTACAGTAACATTTTCTCTAGGATCATCTCCACGATATTGAGTTGAAAGGCGGCCCCATCTATCATATGAGTCATAAATTGAATAATTCTTAGCAGACTCTCTAACCTTCTCTCCTATAGTTCCTCGAAGATGATCAAATCTTGCAAGTACATTAGAATAATGAGTCTCATAGGAGAATATTAGATAAGGAGCATCCTTCTGACATCTAGCGTAGTTTGGAACCTTGACGAAAAGGCCACCATAGCATTCAATGATCTGACGAGACTTCGGCTCATCTGTTTCTCCTACAATTTTATTATAAGTAAATGGCACTGACTTCATATCAGCTTGGCCAAAACAATGAGGGCAGATTTCTTCCCCTGTCATCTCATCAATATTAGCTTGGAAGATTTCCTTATCACACTGTGGGCAGTAAGGAATTTCCTTTTCCTCAACCACTTCTTCATATCTATTCACCTTATAAGTACCGAATTCTTTATCTTCCTTAGTATAAGAATAAGCCGCTACCATTCCTTCTGTGCAGAAGATATAAAGGGCATGAAGCCAAAGAAGAACTGCATCGTTATGTCGATAGATCAGTTTAGCAATCTTATCCCCTGACTTTGCAGTAAAATTATCAAGTGGGCTATCTGCATCATCAGGGAAACATTTAATTCCTGGAATCTGAACTGACATAGCTGCAATAATTGATTCAAGGTAAGCCTTAAATATATTTAACGGTTTATCATAGTAAGCTGACTGCTCATTAGACTCATCGTAGAACTCAGAGTCGAAGATTCTCCAATCTCTCGCTTCCTCAGACCACCATAGTCTCTGAAATCCCTGCCAATAAAACTTTAACTTTTTCCAAGTGCGAACTTGTCTCTCCCGGACCTCTCGATCCTCCTTATCAAAGTGATTACAAATCTCTTTGAGATTTCTTTGTACTTTCTCAGAATACTCGTGCATCCTAATACTCTTCCATCTTAGCTCCGGGGCTTCCTCTCATCATTGTTCTTATTGGTGGTCTGTTACCCTGAACAGGACCACCACGATTCATAGGACCACGAGGAACTGCCTGATTTCCTCCAAATCTAGGAAGTCCAGGAATTCCTTGTAAATTCTGAAGTGCAGCCATCTGTAGTAGCATTGGATATATGTTAGGATTTGGACCGAAAGATCCTCCGAATCCTGGTTGTCCTGATTGTCCTCCAAATCCTGATTGTCCTAACTGTGGACCAATATGAGATGGTGTTAATGATCCTTGACCACCACCAACCTGTTGAAGATAATTAGGAGGTAATTGACCACCACCAAACATAGGAGGACTAGAACCAGTAGGAACTGATTGTAATGCCTGCTGAAGATAATTCTGAGAACCGATGTCACCTTTTGCCATTATCTTATTCCTATAATCCCCAATCTGGGATTAGGTAAACTACGTGTGACTTCACTCAAGTATTTTCTAAAAACTTCTTCTGAAGGATCTAACGGCCCCCTACCACCAGTAAGTGACCTAGCAAGACCGATCTCGTAATCAGAAGGAAATAAAGTTCCCATAGCTCTATTAGGAAATCTTCTAATAGCAGAGCCGGCCGCTGTAATCTCATAGGGATTATATTCATAGCCTAACCTAGAAGTAGCAGGTTGATAGTACTGATTAAGTTTTCCACCCTTTCCAATATTCTGAGCAATATGAGTAAGTTCCTCAGTAATCACGTTTGGAACATATCTTGGAGCATTCTCACCAAGTCTAGGATTTATATAGAGTGGAAAAGGAGGATCAATATTACCCAGAGTCATACCTAGCTTACCTCTATATGTTTCATTCAAATCTCTTATAGCCCTCATACGTTCTTTAGGATCAACAAGAGGATCATCAATAAATTTCATAAAATCTTTATAATCAGGCTCATCAATACTTCTAGCAAACTCTAAAAGATCAGAAGTGGGATCAGAATGAGCAACAACTCTAGGGTATTTACTAAAAACATCAACAGCTTCAGAAGTCTTAGAAGATCCCATCCAAGGAGTAAGCATCCCTCTAAACTTCTCAAGGGCTCTTTCAGCACTTTCTCTTAAAACCGACTTTGGTAATAGGGCGCCTCCTATTGCCATCGGATTGATAACATCTGATGGATCAAAATCTAACCAATCAGGTAGCCATTTTGGTCTTTCTGGTTTTCTAATTCCAACTCGACCTTGAGGCACTTTCTCTACTTCACACCATGCTTCTTCTTCATTTTATCAGAAGGTTCCATTCCCTTCTTTTTAGCAGTAGCGTAGAAGACTGACTTCCCCTTTTTAGATCCATACTGCTTCATCATAGATTGCATTACTTTCTCACCAGATCCTTGGTAATATTTACTGACCGGCATCTCTTACTCCTAATTCCTTTTCTAGAATTTCGGTAGTTTTCCTAGCTTGAGCCTTTTCCCTCTCCTGAGCTTCTAACTGCGCCTTTCTAACTGACCAAGGAATCATCTTTGACGGTATCGGTTCAGTTTCTTCTGATTTCCCTTCCTCAGTCTTAGACTCAAATCTTCCAGTAACAATCTCCATCAACTTCCTATTCTCATATCGAAGTACATCGACTAGTTCTCTCAAGGATTCACAGGATTTGCAGACTTTTCCTTCCTCACGTTCAGAACGGCAGTCTGGACAATGGGGATGAAAAAATCTATGCAGAGACTTGACCACGATGGTATCTCCTTACTGGCCTAACTTGATCCTGAAATTCAAGACTCTGAGCATTACGATAAAAAGAAGTCCAATCCTGAGTCTCATTTAGTTTATTAATAATAGATTGAGTTTGTAATAACTTTTGATACTCAACGGAAGACTCTTCAAAGTAACGATCAGCAGCATCAATCAAGTAGCGAATAGTATCATAAGGATCATCACCAGGAAACTCTGCAACATCCTGTGGATGAGTCTTATCATAGGAGCAAGATTTAATTGCATTTATTAGAAGTTTACAACTTGAGAAAATCTGAAGTTTCGGGAGAGTCTCAACTTCATCTTGAGTGTAAGACCTGAGATAAGATCGATACTCGGACTCTGATCTATTTCTATGAAGCCACAGAGCATACTCTTCCGAGTATAGGGGGATCTCCTTAGTAGGAATATAATTCTGCTTCCATCTAAGATATTCGTGAAGTAACATCTTACCTGAGATCCTAGAACCTGATCTATTATCGCTGAGTTCTACAGTCCTACCAAGACCTTCAGATATTTCAGATTCAACCGTATGTTCCTGTCCTCTATTCTGCCCTGCTGAGTAACAGAGCTTAATCTGACGTGGATTCTCTAAATCGACCAGCTCCTTGAGATAGGATGTCCAGGATGAAATGTGAGTTTTCTGCCAGAAATTCTCTCGGTAAATATAAACCCTCTTATCAGGAGAAATAGCTCCCCAACAGGCATAAGTCATAGCCGGGGGCGCAAATCCCCAGTCGATTGCTAAAAGTTTAGGCCACCAGTCTGGTATCTCGAACTCATCAATTACATGAAGTGCATGTTCTGGTTCTTCAGGGAAGTTACGATCTCTAAATTCCTCAAAGACCATTCCTTCATAAGCATCCCATTTACCATAGAGTTTCGATTCTCTCTCAGCTCGATCTGGTATGCTTAAGAGAGAAAGTTTATAAGCTGGATCAATATAAGGATTATCCTCAACTGTAGCAGGGATGAAAATTCTTTTCAAACCTGTCTTAGACTGAATAATTGATCCCCCTTCGGGGCACGGATCAATAAATCGTTTCCTAACCCAAGCATGACCGATATTACCAGGGTTAGATGCAGAACGAACAATAGCAGGTAGATTAGAACCAATATTAGTCCTAACTCGTTGAAGTGTAATGTAAAGGTATTGCCATTCAGTAAATGAAGTAAGCTCATCGAATGCAACATAGTTCGGTTGCATTGAATCATACTTATGAACATCATCTTCATTCTCGCAGTGACCAAAGAAAAAGAGGGCACCAGAAGGAAACTCCCAGAGCTTATCATTTTTATTGTAGGATGCTCCTAGCTTTCTAAAGTAATCTTGAGATCGAGGGATGATTTCCTCTTTTAGTTCAGGGAAAGTTCTTCTCAAGAAAAGACCCTTAAACTTAGGATTTTCATGCAGGCGATGAATAATAGGGTAGAGAAGTAGAATGTCAGACTTCCCTGCACCCACGGCCCCTGCATAGAAGGCTTCTTTTACAGAAAAAGGTATAGAGAGAAATCTAGTCTGCTTCGGCGTTGGAACCCATGAATTCTCAGTGCTCTTGATCACGAACTTTACCTTACAGTTCTAGATATCAGCCTCTAGAGAATCAGCCTTAACAGAATTCTGAATCTTAACCCAACCATTAACTAAATCCGTTACACCCTCATTAAAAAGAACAGGGTCATCAATCCCTTTTCCTGCTAAGGCTCCAGAACGTAAAACTACCTGACTCATTAGTGGGATGGCGGCTTTAAGTTTATCTGCTCCAGTCAATTGAAGTGCCTGACCAACTGCCTCTACTGTAATAACAACTTGGGACATCTCTTCTGTCTTATCTGTAACTATATCAATAATTCTATCAATCTTGTCAGGTGTATAAGCTTTAATCATAGGCCCAACAGTAGGTAAAGTCTCAGCACCTTTTAAGATGACCGCGCCGGCCTTTTTTAAGAATCCTTTGAAGCTCATTGATTATTCCTTTGGGATCAAGCGACCTGCTACATACGCACCTACTACAGTTCCGAAGTGAGCTAGTAAATCTGCAATAAAGATTGGTGTAAAGACCTCATTCCAACTTGTTAGGTCTCTCATGTCAATGGCAACTAATCCAGCCATCATGCCTAGAGCAGCTAAGAATACAATATTCCCAGGCTTCTTACCATGCTCTAT